AAGGCACACCGTCATTAAATTTACACCATGCATCTAATCTCTGTTGTGTTTCTATGTCGTCTTGACGGTCTATGGTTCTGCTGGCTAATTTGCAACATTCTCTGAACGCTGATTTCCAAGTATTGAACGGATCGGTATTGAATGCCGTGACATTACTGATTTCTGGCATGGCTTTAAACCATAACGAAATGCTAGTGGTCATATCTGTCTTAGATACATCCATGGTCTGTGTAAGTTTTTTTGGTAACAATTTAACTCCGCCATATCCGTATTGTAAATCATTTATAGGATTTATGCTGCGCCAAACATGCACACATTCTATATCTTCTTTAGGAACAACATAATCAAAATTGAACGAGTCAACTATTTCTGCATCGCCGTCCACTACCCAAAACATCTTGGTAAAAGAGTTGTTAGCGGCCGCAATATGTGCTTGATGTATGCCTTTGACATCATGCACTCGTTGAGATCTAGGAAATCTAGATTTTAATTTTGCAAAGTTAGCATCCGCATTCGGTTCATTATAACTGATGAAAATAATATCGTACATTATTGTTTGAAATAAGTCAACCCTAAATTTATTGTTTCGTCGTATAGGTCTAAGGTATACTTGCTTTGTTTTGCATCCAACCACGGCCAATCTAAGCCTAACTTAGTTCTTAAATGATAACCTAAATCTTGAGCATCGTGTTCTACATCGAAATGCTTAACTTTAGTTTCATAGATTTCTCTCAATACTTCAAAATCTCGAACCTGGACATAGTCCCAGTCTGTGCAATTAGTCATCCATGTTCCCATGCGGGAGCCAAGAATAGCATATATCCCGTTGTCTTCGTGCATCCCAACGGTGCTCCACATTCTCAATCTATGAATATTATGCCACCAAATTCGTTCTCGAATTTCTTGTGACGGAACTCGAACTCCATCTAACAATGTCATCTTGACACCTTCTCGAAATCCTGCTCGCCATGCTTGAAACGGTGAGCCTGTGATGATGCTGTCACTATAAACTCGAGGAAAATTACGATAACCGTCCTCCCAACAAAAATCAACTTGAGCTCTATCGCTGACTGCATTTTCGTGTGTTCGCATGTTCAGAACAAATTTCTTATTCCAAATTTTTATTCCGCCATTACCATAACGTAGTCCATTGATGCTGTTGCGGCCGCACCACCCATATACCTGTATCTTAGGATCTGTCATGTCAAGATCAAGATCAAAAAATTTAGGATCTACAATGTTGTCTGCATCTATAGTTATAAACCAGTCAGTTGATGATAATTCAGCTGCTGCTTTATGTGCATGATCGCTGCCCTTAACTCCATGTACTCGTTTAGCCCAAGGAGCTTTGCCACAGAGATCTGCATAGTGCAATTCAGCATTTGGTTCGTCGTAGCTTAAAAATACTATGTCAAATTCAACTATTTTCATCGACATTCAATCACATAATTTTTAAATAATCTTCTGGTATATACACTGAATTTAGAATAATTAAAATCTGTTATCAACTTGGGTTTTCCAATGAGATCGTTAATTGTAACAGTAACTACTTCAAAGAGCAAGTTGGGATCGTTGTATTCAGTAATAAAAAATTGCATTTCGGTGTTGCCGTCCCACACAATATTACGTTTCTTTATCCCAGCTCTGGCTTTACGTGTTCCCCCGAATTCTGTAGACATTTCGATTTTTAAGACAGAAAGTTTCGAATCATACTTAATATAGATATCTGGGTTTTTTATTTCAGAATCTTTCTTAGAAATGATTCTATGCAAAACATCATCTATCTTATAAACACTTTTTATTTCTGACACTTCCAAGGTATTAGAATTCATATCAACTACACAATTATCAATTTTTATTTCTGCGTTAATTATAGATTCTGCTAATTCTTTATCTACAGTAATCTTGTGTTTTTGATCCTTGAAAGCATGACTAGGTCCTACACTGATTACTGCTCCAGTATCAGGATTAAACACTGCGACAAATTTTACAGGTGGTAATTTAAAATTTGTAAACCAATGATCAAAATCTTCTATTTTTTCCATGTTATCTCCTCTAGAATATTGATTATTTCATTATTGATTTTATCTTTTTCAACATAATGAACAATGTCATGCTGTTGATAATTTCCTATTTTAAGTTCGCCCTTTCGATTTAAATAAAAACCCACATGATCGCTCCAGCAGTCAGCAGGCCATGGCCAATTCTGTATCATAGGTTTCATATGTATTACTCGAGGAAACTCTAGAGGATATGCAATGTCATCGGTAATATCTAATATTTTAGCTGCTAATGCGAATGCCTCGTCTGTGCCTAGAACACGAGGCTTATGATTCGACAAAAAAGCATTTGAGAACTCTACAGGATTTTTTATAATATCTCTTCCTAGGTTAAAAAATTCTTTAGTTATCTCGCTGTCTTTTTTAAAAAAAGTGTATAGACTGTAAAGGTTCGGTAAATTATTCTTTGTAAAAGTCTTACGATAATGTTGATCTACCACAGTTTCACCTCTGTAGGTGTAAGTTTTATTAGCTACATATAATTCACTATGCTCAATAAAGTACTCTACCCAATGACTGTAATCTCGCATAAACAACATATCTACATCTAGACATACAGTATATTCGAATGGGGTAAGTTGATCCATCCATGATCTACCATTCCAAAATGTTTCTTGACTCCATTCTATAACGTGATCAAAAACCCAACTGCTGGTTAAATCATTAAGTTTTTGTTTGTTATCTATTACCAAAGCAACTTGATCAAACCCGGGTCTCTGCGTGTTTTTTATGCTTAGTGCTAATGCATATGCCAACTGTAGGTAATTCACAGTTTCATGTTCCGCTACGACTAGTAGATATCCAAACTTCATATCAATTCCAACAATCGATCACTATGTCTTACTATGCTCTGCTTATTCATTATATGAATATCCAGATTCTGTATTGAAGCTGCACAATAGTTGTCATTTAATTTCGGGGATACCAGCACAGTCAATTTACTGGCATCTACTGAGTGTAATATATCCCTATCTAATAATGTTAAAACCGGAGGCAAACATCCTATTGGCAACTGTTCGAAACCTCCTAATATATGCCTAGCAACACTAAATGCAATATCGTTTCTATATTGTTTTGAATCAAATCTATATGTGTCGGCGTAGTATTGATAATGATCTTTAATATGGCGAACAAGATCAAAAAACATTTTAGAATATGTATTTTTTGTAAACATCACTGTAGTGGCCCAATACAATTTAACGCCTACGTCAGAAACATATCGGTCATGATACCCCATTCGTTGATTGTCGTATATATCGTTGATAGATTCTCCAATCATAACATCACTGTCTATGTCCCAATACTCTGATAATCTATTGGAAAATATAAGAAAATCTGCGTCAATTACCAGTGTTCGTTGATAAGGAGTAAGATCGTAGGCAGAATTTCTATTACCATTAATGAATTGTACCACACTGCGTTCTGTGCCGTCATACAATCCTCTAAAGTTATTTGACCCAGGTCTAGCAACTATGAAAATATTTTCAAATACTGTCTTGGCCTTTTCGTAAATCTTAGATTCTATCATCCAATCTACCGTGGTTTGATCAGTAACTAATGACGCAGGTTGTCCGAGATGTTTCTTGGCCAACCCTCCAGAGATAATCGCCATTAATGCATAATCTACTGTGCGATTATTATGAGCGTAGATTAATATGCCTTTGATCATTGTTCTAGTAATTTTTCTACTGATCTACTTTTTTTGAGATTTTGATCTTGTTCAAAATATTCATTAGTAGCTTCAAAATATCTATCAAAGCATTGATCTCTAAACGTTGTTAGATCTTCAATTAGTATAGGATTTTCGTTACTATCTAGCAGTACTACTCCCCCGATTCTTCCTTTAATCAATAACAATTCTACAAAAGTCAAAAGTGTTTGATTAATATGAAACAACCCACCATTATACCCTAGTGTTAATTTGGCCGAGATTTTTTCTTTTAGAATCTTACGTTGGATTGAAAACGTCTGCCGGTAATTAGCAAACTCTAGAGCGTTTTTAAGTTGATCCTGCATGCATTCTCCTTGATTATCTGCGCACTTTATTTAGTGGCTGAACTAATCAAGGAAAAAATTATGGGGCGATAGCTGAGATCGTCACTGTGGGAAGTGTTACTGAAAAATTACCTAGGTTTAATGGTACTAGTATGCCTGTAGCATATAACAAACTTACTGATACTGTGAATGTACCGTCTACTA